CCATGCCAGAACCGACAGTCTGTGATTTTGGCAGCGGGTCGGGACTTGGCGCCGATATCACCACTTGTGCAACAGGCTCGGCGGCGACAGGGGCATTGGCCGGCGCACTCCAGAGCCACGGCTGGATCATTTTTCCAAACATGAACCTAGTCCCTTCCCGTGCCTCCCCGCGTCGGCGCCAAGCGGCTAGGAACCGCGGATTGCGGATAATACGCTGGAAAAACCTTTGACGCATTCTCCTACCCTCCTCGGTGGTGACACTGCCCTCAGGCCAAAGGCTCTCGACCAGCGCCGTAGTGTCAAGTGGCTTGTCATGCGGCACATAGCGCAGGACATTCCGAGCCTCCGCGGCCATGGTGGATTGCACCGAAAGCGTGTAGGGCTTTGCCATCAAGGTTTCCCATTCCGTGGGTGTCATTGTCTTTGCCTCCAGTTTTCAAAATCCGCCTTGAGCCAACACAGTAATGGAGTGAGCAGGCATAGCAGGACACCGCCTCGTGCCAGGGCCATCATGGCCATGGAGAGGACAACAGCGAGCAACACGGCGCGACCTGTGATGCTAATAAGCCATCGTACCTGGAGCATGATCAATCCTCCTCTTCATTTAGTTAAGCGTCAAAGAAGTATTCGGACGCGATGCTGTCAAACACCTGCGCGAACGATGGTGCCGCTTTAGGGTAGTGTGGCGAGCTTGTCTTTTGCTCAAGCCGGCGGAACTCGCGCCTACGATCTTGGCAGTCTGCTCCGGTTTCCAGCCAAGAGCATGCACCATCTGCGAGCCGGACGAAATTGCCAATGCCATACCGGCTATCGTACTCCCATGCAAAGTGCGTGCCTTCATACTCGCGTAGCGTCATGTCACTCTCCCAGATAGTAGTAAATGCGCCCGTCATCCCCTCGCATAATGCGGCCTGAAAGTATGCCGGATTGCGCGTCTTCTTCGTACGAATGCCAGTCGAATTGATCAATGCCATCATCCATGCCAGCCTCGCGCAAGTCCCCACATATCATTTGGATTAATAGGGCGTTACACTCGACATGAGACCAGTTAGCAATCTCGTCTTCGGACCATGCCCCAAAGCCTTTGGCGTGGCCGCGTAGCGCGTCAATTTGATCAAGGGTAGTCAAGAGCGGCGTTTCGCATGCCTGCTCTATGGAATTATCCCAAGTGATCTTAGCGGCATTCTGGCCATGCTCTATCCTGGAACCTGAGAATTGCATCGTGCCCGCATGGTCAAGCCAATGCACAAAATCAGTGATATCAATTTCCATCACTCGATCTCCTCTATCCGTATTGTGGCCACTCCGGCCGCCATTCTCTGTGAATAGGTCGGCGGCCGTGATGTTGCCTTGGCACCAGTCAAGCCGCCAAGGGCTTGTCCGTGTCATCCATGTCATAATCGATTGTAATGCGGACCATGCGTGCCATGTGTCAGGCTCCTCAGTTGATACTAGGGGGTAGGGATATTTGATACTAGGGGGTCGGGATATTCGCACCTTCTCTGCTTTTATTTGGGTGTGTCGGACTTATCACTCTTGGGATGCTGCTGCGTGTCAACGCTTGTCAGCGAGCCCCACAACATGTGGTAATGTCTATCACACCCAAGGACAATAAGTCAAGCCTAATGTGTTAGTTGAGCAAACACACCTAACCTATTGGCCTAATTGAGTTATTAGCCCTTACCGCCTAGTATCCTGCGTGGATGCGTCGCATTGTCGCACGTGTGTCTTTTAGGTAACACTGTGCCTAATATGTCACACCTGTGGCTTTTGGGTGACACCTAGCGTGGTTATCGGCTGTGTACCTGGTACTACACTTGCCATATCCTGCCCTGCCTCCCCTCCTGCTTCTGTCTAGTTCCTTGGGGCCAACCGCTCTTGTACCCCAAACGTTCATGTTCGGCACTATCAGCCATGCAGCCCCCGGTACACCAGGCATCATTGTTCTCTCAACGTTCACGTTCCGGGCCTATAATGGGCTTATTTCGTTCGCCAGGTGTACTCATGGCCCCAAAAGACCGGGGTGGGTGCCGGCCTACCCCTGCCATCGGGCTGCGTATAAGCGGGCGCCTGACCCCTGTGCCGAGAGAAAAAGCCAGAACCGGCACTACACAGTGTAGTAGGGGCTAGACATTACATATTCTGGCCCCCTTGACACCAGCTACTACACATGGCATAGCAATGGGCCTATGAGCGAACGGAAGCGGACGAGCTGGCACACAGGTTGCCACAATTGGGAGGTTGGCATGGGTAGTAGCAAGGAATTAATCGCACTACAGGAGGACCCGGGGGCTGAGCACGGGAGCGCATTGGCCGAGCTGACCGCGAAGCAGCGCAAGTTCGTCGCGGCGCTCATTGACGCTGGGGACAGGAACTATGCGGAGGCCGCACGTCGGGCCGGCTACTCAGGGGGTGGGAAGGATGCATCCATACGGACCATCGGCTCTCAGCTCATCCGTAACCCGAAGATCGTTGCTGCGTTCAAACAACTCACCCGTTCCCGTATGGATGCCGGTTGCGGCATGGCCTTCTCGGAACTGGAGAAATTGGCCGAAAACGGTATCAATGAGAACGTCCGCCTGCGTGCTGCCATGGCGATCCTTAATCGGGCCGGCTTCCACGAGAAGACGGAGCATACGGTGAACACCTTTGCTCGGGATATCGATTTCGCGGACCGCTTGCGCGCCGTGGCGGAAATTGCCAAGGCCAATGGCTGGGACCTGCCATCGGATGCCAAGTACATTCTGGACAACATCGACGCCGCGAAGGGTGGGGCACAACCCCTGACGATTGAGCCCGAGGAGGATGACGACCCACTCATCCGAGAATTGAAAGGTCTATGAAATGCCTATCAAATATGCAGAGATAGTCGACGACCATGTGCGCGAGCAGCTGGCTGTGTGGATGGACAACATCGAAGCGGCCGAGAAAGAGAAGCGGTTCAACCGCATCTTCGCCTACAAGCCCTACCCGAACCAGCTCAAGTTCCATATGCTCGGGTCAACTTATCTCGATCGCTGCTTCATGGCGTCGAACCGGACTGGCAAGACCGAGAGTGGCGCCGCGGAGATGACGTTCCATCTGACGGGCTTCTACCCAGCCGGTTGGAAGGGCTTTCGCTTCAAACGCCCGATCCGGGCCTGGGCCTCTGGGGTCACCAGCGAACTCACCCGCGATGTGTCTCAGGTCAAGCTGTTTGGCCCGGCCAACGACGAGGAAGCGCTGGGAACCGGCTTCGTGCCACGGGCTTGCATTGTTTCCAAGACCCTGGCCCACGGGGCGACCGGGGCCTTCGATACCGTGGTGGTGAAACACTGCACGGATGGGTTCTACGACGGCAATAGTTCAATCTTGTTCAAGTCGTACAACCAGGGGACATCAAAGTTTCAGGGGGACACCATCGACTGCGCATGGGCGGATGAGGAGCCACCGGGCGAGATGATCGCAGCGCAGGGTTTGCTCGCTGAGTTCAAGACGCGCCTGATGGGCGTCGGGCTATTCTGGATGACCTACACGCCAATCCTCGGCCGCACGCCAGTCACTGAGACCTACCTGCGCGAGCCAGGGCCACATCAGATCGTGATCCATCAGTCCCTCGACGATATCGACCTGCGGCACCTTAATGTGCTGGATGAGAACGGGGTGCCGTTCCCGATCGGTTCCGATGGCGACACGATCCGGGCGCGCATCAAGAAAGACTGGCCGGAGTGGCAGCGCGAGAACAGAGCGGCTGGGCTGCCCGTACAGGGCGGTGGCGCGGTGTTTCCCTACGCGGTGTCCTCCATCCTTGAAGACCCGATCGACTACATCCCTGACCACTGGACCAAGATTTGGGGTGTGGATTTTGGTATCGACCACCCGTTCGCCGCGGTGCTGACGGCCTGGGACCGGGACGCCGATGTCTTTCACGTGATCGCCACGTTCCGGCAGAAGGGCAGCCTGCCGCTCAACCACGCCTACGCCATAAAGCAGATATGCAGCAACATGCCGGTCGCTTGGCCCCAGGACGGCTACCAGAAGGACAAGGGCTCGGGCTATGAGCTGCGCAAGCAATATGCGGCTCACGACCTGATCATGCGGCCGACGCATGCCAAGTGGGAGAGTGGCGACAGGGACACCGAGGCTGGGCTCATGGAGATGTCGCAGCGCATGACGACGGGCCGGTTCAAGGTCGCCCGTCACCTGCAAGAGTGGCAGGTCGAGTTCATGAATTACCGGCGCAAGGATGGCAAGCTGGTCAAAGAGAACGACGACCTGCTATCTGCTACCCGCATTGCCATCATGGACAAGCGCTTTGGCCATGTTGGCCCGATACTTGCCGGACCAGCCAAGAAGCTGAAGCGCAGGACTACCAGCAGAGAGCAGGACTGGGACCCATTCATGACTTGACAGGGCCTACCTGGTTGAGTAGGTTCACGGCGCTCCTGATGGAGAATGGCATGTGCCCGGCTCCGAGGCCAAAACATATCGGGCATCAATCCAACCCAGGAAGGACCCCATGACATGAGCTTTTCGTTGAACAGCGTATTCTCGGCCCTCAAGGGCACCGGCCTCACCGGCACCGCGCTTACCAGCGCTGTACAGGCGGTCATCGGCAATTCACCGGCTGCCGCGGTCAAGGCGGCTTGCGCAGTGATCGTGGCCAATTCGGGCAACCCCGAGGTGGTCAAGGACGAGGCTACCAAGATCGCCGAGATCGCGAACGTTCCGGCCGGTGTCACGGCGCTACTGCCGGCGATGACGGTTGGCGGCGCGACGGCGGAGCAGGTCATTCAGGTGGCGTTGCAGATCGAGCAGCTTGTGAGCTAAGTACCGAAGGTGCGTCCACTGAGACGTGAGCCTGGAGGGGCCCGGCGCCGAGGCTTATATCGGGCAACCATTTTGGAGGGGAATATGTTCGTAGTCGTAATGGTGCTGGTCCATCTCGTTGCCGGCTCACCCCCGAGCATGCAGGAGTACCCGATGGCTGACCTGGCTACCTGCATGGAGCAGGCCCGGGGGAAGTTGGGCGAGGCTGCGGCCTTAATGGCCTCCGGCTCTAGGGATACCTTCGCGGCTGGCTGTGTACTGAAGCCGGGAGGGAAGGCATGAGCCTGATCGCCAAGCTGCGTGATCTGTGGTGGGCACTCCGTGCTCTCAGTGCAATCAAGTCGCTCATTGAGAGCGGCGACAAGGAAAAGACCATGACAACCCAATTGCCGCCTGCGACCCCGACGCCTAAGCCCGCTGCAAGTCCGGCGGCAGTCAAGGGGCCTGTTCGCAAGCTCGGCCCGTGGAAGACAACCGACCACGGCCTGATGTCCATCGAAGGTCGGGAAGGCTGCGACCTGCACGCGAGCCTATCCGGCATCCACGGTGATCCCTGGACCATTGGCTATGGGCACACGCATTTCGACGGCGCGCCCTTCCCGGCCATGGGCATGATGATTACTGAGGCTGAGGCCAAGGTCCTCCTGCGTCATGACATTGTCCGCTACGAGGAGATTGTCCACAAGGCCATCCACGTGCCGCTGGCCGACCATGAGGCCGACGCCCTGGTGTCAATCTGCTACAACGTAGAGGAGGCGCTTTCCCCGCACAGCTCCATTGTCAAAGCACTCAACCGAGGTGATTACACGGCCGCAGCCGCGGCGATTATGTTGTACGACAAACCGCCGGAAATCGCGGGTCGCCGGCGGGGCGAACAAGTCCAGTTTCGGACCCCCTACAAGGAGTAAGTTATGGTCTCGTGGCTTCCTATCTTCTTTCAAATCGTCCAGGCGCTTCCCGGCATCATCCAGCTCATCCAGTCCGAGACTGGCAAGTCTGCGATCCAGGCCGCTGAAGATGTGCTCTCGCATATCACGCCGGGTCTGGAGAACAGCCCAATCCTCGGTCCGGCCAGTCCGGTTACCGGTGTGGTTGCACCTCATGACCAAGTGAATGGCTGATGCCAGCCCTTCCTACCACGACAAGTTCTGCCCTCCTGCAAGGGAATACGTACTTGCAGGAGGGCGGGCGTAATGTTGACCCGAATGCTCCGCCGACGCAGTGGAATAGCAACGTGAACGACCTGGTGACATCCAACGACGGAGCCGGGGCGCCCTGGGTGCTGCCATCGGTACTGGTTGCAGGGGGCTCCTACGTGAACAACTCCGCGGGTGGGGTCAGCGATATCTCCGATGGGCAGAACATTCCATTGCCAACATCGGCACCGTCGAACGCCCAGATCGCCTCAGCAACGAGCACCTGACCATGGCCACCATGAACGCCAAGAACATGCAACTCTCGCCGGCCGCCGCAGACCTTGGCCTTGGGGCCGCCCTGAAGGTGCAGGTCGATGACCAGGTTGCGGACCAGCAGAAGAAGCTGCGCCAGCAGAAGGGCATTCAGATGACCGTGCCGCAGGCCGCCATGGACCTGGGGTTGGGGAGCTGAGATGGACACCTCGCCGCGCCAGCAGACCCAGGAGGAGCAGGGCATCGTCGCCGAGGTGATGATGGATTTCCGCGAGCTCGTGACCGACCGCAACGTCTTCGCTGGCCAGTGGGAGGAAACCTCCGAGCTGATCGCGCCGAACTACCGCAACACGTTCTTCTATGGCTCCTACAACACGCAGGGCGAGAAGAAGACCTACCGTCAGATCGACGCCTCGGGTGCGCTGGCGCTGGAAAAGTTCGCGGCCATCTGTGACAGCCTCTTGACGCCGCGGAACATGTACTGGCACCAGCTCAAGCCCGAGGATATGGAGCTGATGAAAGTCCGGCGGGTCCGGCTGTTCTTCGACAAGCTCAACCACCTTTTGTTCCGCCTGCGCTACGCCGAGACGGCTGGGTTCGCGGGCCAGAACTACCTCTCCTATTTTCAGCTCGGGGCGTTCGGCAACGGGCCGCTGTTCATCGATGCTCTCTACTCGAACACCGGCGAGAAGGGCCTGCGTTACGGTTCGCTGCCCCTCGGCGAGGTGTTCATGAAGCAGAACCACCAGGGTGTGGTCGACGGCTTCACGCGCTGGTTCCGGCTCACCGCCCGCCAGATCAAGCAAAAATTCGGTGAGGAGAATTTCCCGCACCTGCTGCGCCCGGACCTGGAGCGCAACTCCGCCACCCGCCACGACATCCTGCAACGGGTGGTGCCGCGGGAGGATTGGGACAAGGAGCGGCTCGACGCCAAGGGCAAGCGGTGGCGCAGCGACTACGTCTGCATCAAGGGCCAGTGCGTGCTCAGCACCGGCGGCTACAACTCGTTCCCGATGCCATGTGCTCGTTATGTCCAGGCGCCCAATGAGGTGTACGCGCGCGGGCCGGCGCAGTTCGTTCTCCCTGGCCTGAAGACCCTCAACAGCCAAAAGTCAATTTTCCTGAAGCAGGGTCACCGCGCGTCGGACCCGGTACTCCTCACCGCGGACGATGGCCTGCTCGATCTCCAGAACCGCCCCGGTGCCATCAACAAGGGAGGCATGAACCAGGAGGGCCGGATGCTGGTTGGCATCCTTCCCACCGGCAACATCGCCGTCAACGAGAAGATGATGGCCGAAGAGAAGATGCTCATCAATGACTCCTTCCTGGTGACGTTGTTCCAGATACTCACCGAGACGCCACAGATGACTGCCACCGAGGTGATCGAGCGCACGAACGAAAAGGGAATACTGCTCGCCCCGACAGTAGGGCGTCAGCAGAGCGAATATCTTGGCCCGATGATCGAGCGAGAGCTTGACGTGGCTGCCCAACTTAGGCTACTGCCTCCACTACCGCCGGAACTCAAGGAAGCCGGCAGCCGCTACAAGGCCCACTACACCTCCCCGATCGCGCGGGCTATGCGCGCCCAGGAGGCCGCGGGCTTCATGCGGACAGTAGAGAGTGTGAAGGAGCTGGTGAACATCACAGGCGACCCGTCGCTGCTCGATCCCTTCGATTTCGACACGGCGATCCCGGCGATTGCGGAAATCCAGGCGGTGCCAGAAGGCTGGATGGCCGACCAGAGCAAGATGCAGGTAAAGCGCAAGAACCGCGCCGAGGCCCAGGCGAAGCAGCAGCAGATACAGGCGCTGCCCGCGCAGGCCGCGATGATCAAGGCGCAGGCGACCATGGCCAAGGCACAGCCGGGCGTAGCGCAGGGACAGAGTTTCGGTGGCCCGATGCCAGGTCAAGCACAAGGTCCGCAAGGACCAGGAGGGCAGTGATGAGCGATCGAGGTGACAACATCACGCTGCGAGTGATTGACGTGCTCGCGTTCTGCGGGTGCATCCTCTTCGGGGTTCTTGGCCTGATTGGGGTAATCACCGAGTTTCAAGACCTAGCGAAGGAGCTGTTCAATGTTGCGACTTGGTGATCCAGTCCACTACTGGCCGACACCCGATACTGCATGGCGACAGAGGGACAAGGACACCCCGCTGTACGGCTTTGTCGCCTTGGTGCACGGTGAGGAGTACGTGAACCTGGCAGTTCTCGACCAGCACGGGGAGTGGTTCAATGTCACCTCCGTCCCGGTTTACACCGGCGGGAAGCCAATGCAGAAGAAGCCCGAGTGGCGCTACTGCTATCACGCCATGAGCAGCCCCCAATGAGCTATGCCACCAATGCTCTTCGCGCTGTCAGAGATCGCACTCTCGTATTTCTCCGAGATCGGAGGGCTGCTTATCGGGTTGCATTTTCAAGTCCGGCCGGGGAACTGGTGCTGGCGGACTTACGCCAATTCTGCCGTGCTAACGCTTCGGTATTCGATGACAGCCAGAGGCGCACGGATGTCGCGATCGGTCGCCACGAGGTGTGGCTTCGGATCACGCAACACCTACACCTGACAGAGGACCAACTGCTCAGGCTCTACAACGGCCAGCCGATCCGTGAAATATTGGCCAAACTGGAGGATGACGATGACTGATACCGTAATTGCACCTGCTGGTGGCGCAGTGACCCCGCCGGCTGGTGGCCCTGCCGCGCCCCCTGCGACCTGGTACAGCAGCTACGACGCCCCGACCCAGCAATGGATCACCGGCAAGGGCTGGCACGCCATGGACCACGCCAAGGCCACCGAGGGGTTGATCGCGCATGCTCGCGAGACTGAGCGTGCTGTCGGCGCCCCGCGCGAGCGAGTAGTGATCCTGCCCGAGGGCCAGAACCCAGACGAGTGGAAGGCCGTGTGGCAGAAGCTTGGCTATCCGGCCGACCCGACCAAGTACGATTTCACTGGTCTTAAGGTCTCCGGCGGCGATCCGCAGCAGGGTCATATCGATGCCGTGCGCAAGATGGCTGACCAGCTCCACCTCTCACCGGCCGATGCCAAGACGCTCGCCGCTGGGGTCTTCGGCCAGATGACCGCGGACCTGCAAGCCGGCGTCACCGAGCACGAGGCGGCCCTGGCGCTGGAGAAGCAGACCCTCGCCAAGAACTGGGGAGCCAACGAGGCCGTCAACAAGATGGTCGCGCAGAACGCCGCCAAGGCGCTTGGTGTCACCACGGAGGAGGCGGCGGCGCTGGAGAATGTCATCGGCTATGCCCGCACCATGGAGATGTTCCGCCAGATTGGCTCGAAGATCGGCGAGGACAAGTTCGTGCGCGGCGGCACCGGCGGCAACGATGTCATGACGCTGGAAGGGGCCAGTGCCCAGAAGGCGGAACTCATGCAGGACAAGGCATGGGTCAAGCGCTACCTGGATGGCGGCTCGGCCGAGCGCAAGCAGATGGAGGGCCTTAACCGGCTGCTCAATCCGTCGCAGGGCGCCGCGCCGCTGAATGTGTGGGAGGCCCGGCGATGAGTCTCCAAACCTCAGTCGAGAAGCTGATCGACCGAGAAGCCAAGAACCTGACGGTCGACAACGTTCGTCAGGTACTGCGGGCAATTGATCGCAACTTGGCTCGGGTGTATAACCGGAACGTTCTGCGCTGGAAAGATTATGTAGCCCAGCGGGAACGTGACCGCCCCCACACCGACGCGCTGCGTGCACATCTAGGGCTTGACAAGTACGACGGCGATGGGATAAACCGAGAACATAAGTAATCCAAACCGGGTCTAGCCAAGTGGCCGTATAGCCCAAGCAAAAGGGGCTGCCGCTATGGCTGCTTTCGACCAGGGCCTGATCCCGCTCTTTACCGCCCAGTACGCGACCAACCTTGAACTGCTGCTCCAGCAGAAGGGGTCGTTGCTGCGGCCGTTCGTTTCCGAGGGCTTCCACGTCGGCAAGATGGCGTCGCCGATCAACCAGATTGCCCCCATCCAGGCCAAGTCGCCGGCCGGTCGCTTCGCCCCCAAGCAGCGCACCGATAGCCAGTTCGTGCGCCGGTGGGTGTTCCCGATCGAGAAGGAAATCGACCAGCTCATCGACGGGTTCGACGAGCTCCAGACCATCGTCGACCCCAAGTCCGGCTACACGACCAACGCGGCGTACGCGATCGGCCGAAGCTATGACGACGAAATCCTATCGGCTGCCACGCGCGCTGCCTTCACGGGTGTGGACGCGGGCGGCCTCGTGTCGGAGAGCTTCAGCACCGCCAATTTCCAGATCGTGGTGAATTTCAACGCCGGCGCCAATACCGGCCTGACCATCGACAAGATGATCGAGACCAAGCGCATCCTGCGCCACTACCACAACGACGTGGACATGGAGGAGCTGGTCATGGTGATCGGCTCCCAGCAGGAGGCGGACCTTCTGCGTCAGGTCGAGGTTGTGTCCACCGAGTTCAACGATCGGCCGGTCCTGACGGATGGGCGGATCAAAAAGTTCCTCGGGTTCAACATCGTGGTGATGGAGCGTGTGCCCCAAACCACCGTTGGGTCCGTCCGCGGGTGCCTGGCCTGGGTCAAGTCCGGCATGTACCTGGGCGTCTGGCAGGATATGGTCAACCGCATCTCGATCGCCAACTGGCTGTCGAGTGAGCCGTGGGACCTGTACACCAAGGCCATGTTCGGTGGCACGCGCACGCAGCCCGGCAAGGTCATCCAAGTTCTCTGTGCCGACACCACTGGGGCTGACACCACCCCGTAACAGGAGCTACCAATGACTGCCGCCCTTAATATCCAGTCGGTCAATATCACGCAGCTTGACCTGATTACAGCGCCGCCCCTCACCGGGTTTAAGGGCTACGGTACGCTGACCGCAGCCCAGGGCCTCGCGCAGGTCACCAAGCGGATGGTCGACCTCATTCCGGTCACGGTTGCCATGACCAGCGCCGCGGGCAACTACTGGCGCATGTGCCGCATTCCGGCGAACGCCAAGGTCCAGAAGGTCATGGTGTGGACCGACGCGGCGATCGACAGCTCTTCATCGCAGGCGTTGGCCCTGAGCTTCTCAGTCGGCTTCTCCGACGCACCGAATTTTATCGATGGCACCCCGAGCGCTTACTCCGGCCTCGTGCCCCTCAACACCTACGTGGGCACGGTCAACACCATCGGCACATCGACCCGCAACAAGCTGTTCGGCACCATCACGCAGTCCGGCAACGACGCCGCGATCGCCAAGACGGACCTGACCAGCAACTGCTATGCGGCCACCGGCTTCTCCACGCTCGCTGGTCCAGTCGCTGGTTCCGCCACGGAGTACACGTTGAACACCACTCCGCTGATGGAGCTGTTCAATTTCACCACCGGCCAGGGCTATGCCATCGAAAACGGCGGCTGGATGGACTTTGTGGTCTATGTCGAAACGGCAGCGGCGACCGGGGCCACCGGCAATATGCTTATGTACGTCGATTACCAGGACTGAGCCATGACTGCTGTATCGCTGTCGATCACGAATGGTGCTGGCAATCTCAACACCATCGATTTCAACAACGTGACTGTTGGCACCTCCGCGCCCGGCACCGGTGACTTTGAGTTCCGCTGGAACCTGCTCGACGCCAACAACAACACGATCAACCGGGTCGAGCTGCGCAAGGCGCTGAAGGCGTTCGAGCGGGTATTGGCCAACCACGGACTATTCACCACCGGCTCAGCCGGGTAAGGAGTACGCTATGTCCCTCGCATATCAGT